TGGATTTCTTCTGGTAATACTTTGCGTGCTTATTGCAGACAAAAAGGTAAACCTGCTTTTACTACTATTTACAATTGGTTGAATAAAGATAAAGAATTTAATGAACGCTTCGTGCGTGCGCGCGAGGTTGGATCAGATATGATTGCGGATTCTATTATGGAAATTATGAGCGAAACTCCTGAGATGATTGGAGGAGATAATCCACGCATAGATCCGGGTTGGGTGGCTCTTCAGAAGGCCAAAAGCGATGTTGCATTGAAACTATTGTCTAAGTGGTTTCCGCAGCGTTATGGAGATCGTGTAGGGGTAGAAGCAAAAGGAGATATTAGTCTGACTATTTCAACAGGCGTTCCACAGGTGTGAAACAACCGTTGATCAAACTAGATTACACACCTCGGACTTGGCAGAGAGAATGCCATATAAAGAAACAAAGGTTTAGCGTCTACGCATTACACAGGCGATCCGGGAAAACAGAATTAGCAATCATGGAGCTAATTGATAAGGCCATGAAGACAAGCAAGGAACTGGCTATGTTTGTGTACGTTGCACCGTTCCTGAGACAGGCAAAAGCGATTGCATGGGCAAGATTAAAGCAGAAGATAGAACCACTGCGTAGGACATCTGTAATCGAGATAAACGAGGGTGAGTTATCGGTCAGGTTTAAACATAATGGAGCGATTATCAGATTGTTTGGAGGCGATAATCCAGATGCGATGCGAGGATTACGACTTGATGGTTGTGTTTTAGATGAAGTGTCTCAGCTAAAGAACGAGCTATGGACAGACATAGTGCAACCTGCACTTTCTGACCGTCTTGGTTGGTCAATCTTTATTGGTACACCTAGTGGCATTAACTTGTTCTCTGAGTTGTATTACAAGGCCATAGAAGAGAACGATTGGGCAGCAGCTAGGTATACCGTTTACGACACAGACAGCTTGCATCCTGATGAGGTAACTCGTCTTAAACGAGACATGAGTGAGACTAGTTTTGCTCGTGAGTATTTATGTGATTTCTCAGCCCAAGGAGATGACCAGTTAATTGCATTAGCAGATACCGAAGATGCAGCCAAACGTATTTACCAGAAAAACCATGTAAAGCTGTCACCAATAGTCCTTGGAATCGACCCGGCACGTTTTGGAGATGACCGATCAGTAGTGTTTCGTAGGCAAGGCAGACAAGCATATGAACCAGTTGTATATCGAGGTATAGACAACATGGAGTTAGCAGCGAGAGTAGCCAACCTAATAGAGGAACATGACCCAGATGCAGTGTTTTGTGATGCAGGTGCAGGTAGTGGTGTAATCGACAGACTAAGACAGTTGTCGTATGACGTAATCGAAATACCGTTTGGTGGTAAAGCAATAAAACCAGAGCAATACATCAACCGTAGAAGTGAGATGTGGTGGTTAATGAAGCAATGGATAGAAGAAGGTGGTGCAATACCAAACGATGTAGCCCTCAAACAAGAGTTAGCAACACCGATATATTGGTACGACAATGTAGGTAGGCGTGTATTGGAAAGTAAAGATCAGATAAAAAAGAGATTGCAGGGAGCAGGGTCACCAGATTTAGCTGATGCACTAGCACTAACCTTTGCCCTCCCGGTAGCCAAAAAAGTACCAGAGGATATATACATCAAAAGACGCAAAGTATCTACACAGAAAGCAGATTATGACCCATACAAAGTACTTTAAACGTATAGCTACAGGTTTAGATGTAGACCCATTACTAAAATTGTTAGACGATAAACCAGAATTGTGGACAGAGATAACAGCACGCCAAGATTTTACAGGCACACCACATAAAGATACAGAGTCAATATACGTTAGAGGGCCATTAAAGATGAGCCAATACTATGTTATGTGGGATACAGGATCATACGACTATCCGTGTATGGAATATTTAAAACCTGCGTTAGTGCCATTAATGCAACCAATACTCAAACAGCTAGGTGTTGAAGACATGGGTAGGGTGTTGATTGTTAATCTTAAACCAAGTGGCCATGTAACCAAACATAACGACCAAGGAACGTATGCAGATCATTACAGTAGGTTTCATATTGTTCTTAAATCTAACCAGTGGTGCAGCCAAACTTGCGGAGATGAAGAACAAAAGTTTGAGGTAGGTGAGGTCTGGTGGTTTAACCATAAAGAACTACACACAGCACACAATGTTGGCATGACAGACAGAGTGCATATAATATTTGATTGTGTAACTAAAAATTCTTTATGACGAGTGTGACCGTAAGTCCTGATAGTACAGCTACTGTAGACAAAAGTAGGATATCCAAAACGGAAATCAAACTTGCCACAGTTAAGGAGATGTTGGCCGAGGCATCCATACTGTTTGACGAGCATTACGAAGAGATTGCTCGCAACAAACAAGTGATGAAGCTAAAGCCAGACGAAACGACGTACTACCGAATGGAGGACTCTAATCGTATATTCATCCTTTCAGCTAGGCAAGATGATAAGTTAATTGGTTATTCTGTTAATTTTGTCATTCATCATTTACATTATGCTGATTTAAAACTAGCCCAAAATGATTTGTTGTTTATCAGCAAGGAACACAGGGGTGGCAGAGTCGGTTTAAAGTTAATAAAGGAGACAGAAAAACACGCAACATCGCTCGGATGCAAACTTATGTTATGGCACGCCAAAGAAAGCACCACCTTGGCTCATATGCTACCGAGATTAAAATATGGTGTACAAGATATTATCTTTTCCAAGGAGCTATGACATGGCAGTTACGACAGCTATAGCAGCGGTTGCTAGTACTGGTTACCAAATTTACTCAGGAATGCAACAGAAAAAGGCACAAAAAAAGCAATTAGCATTGCAACGAGAAGCTAATGAAGATGCTAGAAAACAAGCTAAAGCAGAAGCTGATCGTGCCGACATAGAGTACAACAAAGCAAACAGGCAAACAGCAGATGTTAATGCTATTACTGACGAAAGTGTACTAGCAGGTAAGGGTGGTGCAGCAGGTACTATGCTTACTGGCAATATGGGCATAGATCCTAATCAATTAAACTTAGGCAAATCCACCTTATTAGGCGGTTAATCAATGTACGAAACCAAGAGAAGTAAATTATTGACAAGGTGGGGTCACCTTCGATCTGAAAGGGCTACTTGGTGGTCACATTGGCAAGAAGTAACGACATATCTACTGCCAAGAAATGGACGTTATTTTGTACAAGATAGAAACAAAGGGCATAGAAGACATAACTCGATATACGACAATACAGGAACAAGAGCGTTAAGAACATTAGGTGCAGGTATGATGGCCGGTGCAACATCCCCTGCAAGACCTTGGTTTAGATTAGGTACAGTTGATCCAGAACTAAATAAATATCCACCAGTAAAAATGTGGCTAAACGATGTCACAGAACGTATGCAATTAGTGTTTACTAAATCAAATACATACAGAACATTACATGGTATATACGAAGAATTAGGAGCATTTGGAACGGCAGGGTCAATTATTTTACCTGACATGAAAAACGCAATACATCATTACCCGGTAACGTGTGGTGAATATGCAATTGCTACAGATTATCAGGGTAGAGTTAATACATTGTTTAGAGAATTTCAAAAAACGGTAGGAGAAACAGTAAGAGAGTTTGGATATAACAACTGTTCAACGTCCGTTAAAAACTTGCATGACAGAGGTTCATTGGATCAATGGATAACTATTATTCATGCAATAGAACCAAGAGATGATAGAGAGCGTGATTACAGTAAAAAAGACAATATGAACATGGCATACAAATCTTGTTATTTTGAGCAAGGTGGTGAAGGCGATAAAGTACTAAGAGAAAGCGGATTTAGAGATTTTCCTGTAGTTGTACCAAGATGGGGTATATCTGGTGGCGATATTTATGGTAATTCACCGGGTATGGAAGCATTAGGTGACATAAAACAGCTACAACACGAGCAATTACGCAAGGCACAAGGCATTGATTACCAAACAAAGCCACCATTACAAGTACCTAGTTACCTTAAAAACCGTGATGTAGATAGTTTGCCGGGTGGCGTTACCTTTATTGATGGGCAACAAGGCAAGATTGAAACAGCATTTAACGTAAATTTAAACTTGCAACACTTGTTAATGGACATACAAGACGTAAGGCAACGCATAAATGGTAGTTTTTATGCTGATTTGTTTCTTATGTTGGCAAATGCTACTGACACACGCATGACAGCAACAGAGGTGGCAGAACGTCACGAAGAAAAATTGCTTATGTTAGGGCCTGTTTTAGAAAGATTACATAACGAATTACTAGATCCGTTAATAGATATTACGTTCAGCAGAATGATAGAAGCAGATTTAGTGCCACCTGCACCAGAAGAATTGCAAGGTATGGAGTTAAATGTAGAGTTTGTATCTATGTTGGCACAAGCACAACGTGCTATTGGTACAAATAGTGTTGATAGATATACAAATACAATGGGTGCTATTGCACAAATGAAACCTGATGTACTTGATAAATTTGATTCTGATGCATGGGCAGATAGTTATGCTGATATGCTAGGCATTGATCCGGGATTAATAGTACCCGGACAAGTCGTAGCTAAGATACGACAGGAAAGAGCAGCAGCACAACAAGCAGCAGCACAGGCAGAACAACAACAACAAGCAGTAGAAAACATGGCAAAACTTGGTAAAGTAGACTCAGGTAATGCTATGGACATGATAAACCAATTTAGTGGTTACAATTCACCATCACCATTGGAGGTATAAATGGATTTAATTGATCTAAAAAAAGACCCACAACCTGTTGACAGTAATGAAATGTATGACGAACCGATGTATAGCTACGGTTTGTGTATATCGTTAGGTAAAGAAGAACTAGAAAAATTAGGCATAGAAAAATTACCAGAAGCAGGTAGTGAAATGATGCTAATGGCAAAAGCATATGTTAAAACAGTTAGGGAAAGTCAAGAAAAAGATGGCGTAGAACAAAATGTAGAGTTACAAATATGTGCAATGGCTATTGAACCAATAGATAAAACTGGTGATCAAGCAGATGGATTGTATGGAGATAAGGCATCTGCACCACCAAAAGCACAGCCTGTTACTACACCTACTACAGGTACTTATCTAACTGGGAGTTAATTATGGAAGGATTTAAAGATTTATCACCTGATGCCAAAGTAAGGTATCGCAAAATGATAGAACAACACAATGCAGAAGAAGCAAACAAAAAGAAAAATAAGAAAAAATCTAAATTACAAGAATTTGCAGAAAAATTATATGGAGGTAATAAATAATGACTACTAAAAAACAAGGTGCGGATCAAATTATTCCTAACTTTCAAAAAAATAAAATTAAATTAATACAAGCAAAAATAGAAGGTGATATGGCTACTCCAAAAGATCTTAAGGATTTAGAAAAACTAAAAAAACTTTACCCTTCAATGTTTTAATTATGAGTTTATACGAAAACATTCACAAAAAACGCAAAAGAATTAAAGAAGGTTCTGGCGAAAAAATGCGTAAGAAGGGAGCAAAAGGCGCACCAAGCGATAAAAATTTTAAAAACGCTGCAAAAACTGCAAAAAAAATGTACCCTAATCAAAATTAGGTGTGACCGTAACCAAGTTATAACTAGATATATTTAAGCATGAGCGAATACAATCCACTCGATCTTAAAAGTCAACAAAAATCTAAAGACAATAAAAAGTTTGAAGATAAAATTGACCGACAGAACGAGGAAGCAGATATTAAATGGCTCATGAGCAGCAAGAGGGGTCGCAGATTTATCTGGAGACTTCTGGAAATGGCAGGTGTATTTCGATCATCGTTCAATACTAACGCAATGGCAATGTCATTTAGCGAAGGTAACAGAAACTATGGTTTGAAACTCTTAGACCAAGTCCACACTCTCTGCCCAGAACTGTATCCGACAATGATTAAGGAGCAAAAAAATGTCAGAAACGCTGATGACGGAAGCCAACCAAACCAATGAAGGCGATACGCAGCAGCCAGTAGACGCATCAACTGAGCAATCAACTGAAGCAACTACTGACACACAGCAGCAAGCTGAAAGTGTACAGGAACAACAAGTTTCGGATGAAACCGCTGTTGAAAATGAAACTAGCGAATCAGAAACACCACAAGGTGCGCCTGAGACATACGAGTTCAATACAAAGATTACTGACGAATCTTCTGAACTCGACCCCGAAGTAGTAACTGCATTCGGTGAAGTCGCTAAAGAACTTGACCTGCCACAAGATGCTGCACAAAAAGTATTAGACAAAGTTGCACCTGTTATACAGGCAAAACAAGCCAAAGTATTAGAGCAAGCTAAGACAGATTGGGCTACTGATTCACAAGCTGATAAAGAATTTGGCGGTGAAAATTTAGCTGAAAATCTTAATATTGCTAAAACTGCACTCGATGCTTTTGGTTCTAAGGCTTTGAAGTCGCTGCTGCATGAAACAGGCTTTGGCAATCATCCTGAGATAATCAGGTTTATGTACAAAGCAGGTAAGGCAATTAGTGAAGACAGTTATGTTGGTAACTCAGAAGGTGCTATGTCTCAAGGGGCAGATCCTAAAGATTTTAACAGCATAGCTAACGCACTATATTCAAATCAGCAAAACAAGTAAGGAGTTATTAAATGGCTACACTCTCAACCTCAAATTTAACACTAGCGGATTGGGCAAAAAGATCTGACCCAGACGGTAGAGTTCCAATCGTTGCAGAGCTACTATCTCAAACCAACGAAATATTAGATGATTGCGTTTTTAAAGAAGGTAATTTACCTACTGGTGAACGTGTAATTATTAGAACTGGTTTACCATCAGTTTATTTTCGTGCATTAAACCAAGGTATTCCCGGCAGCAAATCAACAACCGCTCAAGTTGATGAAGCCTGTGCAATTCTTGAAGCACGTTCTGAAGTAGACAAAGACTTAGCAATGTTAAATGGTAACACTGCACAGTTCCGTTTATCTGAAGACACTGCGTTCTTGGAAGCAATGAACCAGACACAAGCTGAGACAATGTTCTATGGCAACCCCGGAACAGATCCTAAAAAGTTTTTAGGTCTTGCACCAAGATATGGTGACCTTTCCGCTGATAATGCTGTAAACATTCTTGATGCAGGTGGATCAGGTTCTGATAACGCTTCTGTATATTTAGTTGTTTGGGGTGATCAAACTGTATATTGTCCTTTCCCTAAAGGATCTAAAGCAGGTTTAACTCACGAAGATCTTGGCGAGCAAACTGTATACAACAGTGACGGTACAAGATTACAAGCATTTGCTACTCGTTATCAGTGGAAAAATGGTTTAGTTGTTAAAGATTGGAGATACGTTGTTCGTATTTGCAATGTTGACATTTCTGACTTGCTTGGTGTTACTGGTACACAATCAGCAACTGCTGCAACTTCTCTTATCAAATTAATGGCAAGAGCAACTTACAGAATACCAAACATGGCTATGGGTAGAGCAGCATTCTATATGAACAGAACAGTTCATTCTGGATTGTCTATCGCAGCATTAGATAAATCACAAAATGTTTTAAAAATACAAGAAGGTTTATCACAGTTTGGAACAGCTAAAAGCTACTTATCATTCTTGGGTACTCCAATAAGACAGGTTGATTCGTTAATTAACAACGAAGCTCGTGTAGTTTAATTTTTATTTTATTAAAGGAGATCTAAAATGATTACAGATGCATTACTCAGAGTAAGCGAAGATCAAGCAGTTACAACAACTGCTGTATCTACTAACACTGTTGATTTAGGTGTTGCTAGAGACATGGGTGAAGGTACACCTTTGTACATGAACTTTGCTTTAACAGAAGCATTTGCCAACGGTACTAGCGTAACTTTTGAAGTTATTACTAGTGCTGCTGCAAACTTAGGCACACCTACTGTTATTGGTAGCAGCGCAGTATTAGCTACAGCAGCACTTACATTAGGTAAGAATATTGTTGTACGTTTAAATCCAGATATTGCCGGTAAAGGCCAAAGATATCTTGGTGCTAGATACACTGTTGTAGGTACTATGAATGCAGGTAAAGTTACTGCTGATATAGTAGAAACAATAGGTGATGGTCAAAAGTACTATGCTTCTGGCTTTACCGTAGCTTAATAAGGAGAATCTATGCCTATTTACAGAGCTAAAATCAAGTGTTTCGTTGGTCAATCCATGCGAGAACCTGATGAAGAGTTTGAATATAATGGAGAGTTCAATAGTAATATTGAATTAGTTGGTGGAACTGAACCTGATCTACCTGTGGCGTCAAACACAACCGTACCGTCAGAAAATGTTCAGCCAACTACTCAATCAATTGATTATCAATCAATGACTAAAGCAGAACTCGAAGTGTTTGGTCGTACTATCGGTATTGAACTAGATAGAAGGCAAACTAAAGAAACTCTTATTAGTCAACTTGTAGAAGCAAATAAATAGGCATTGATTATCTTATTTATTTACTGGGGGCTAGTAGTAATACTGCTAACCTCCTCTTTTTTTAGGAGATGTTATGGCAACTGAAGTAGATATTTGCAACCTTGCCCTAGCTCACTTGGGTGATGATGCAACAATAGCTTCGCTTAATCCACCAGAAGGATCAGCACAAGCAGAAAAAGCTGCACGGTTTTATCCAATAGCAAGAAACAATCTGCTAGAAATGCATACATGGAATTTTGCAGCAAAACGTGGAAATTTAGCATTAACTACAAATACACTTGATCAATGGGATTATGCATATGTAGCACCTGCGGATATGATGAATCCTGTTGCAGTTATATCTCCTTCGGCACAAAACGATTACGCTACAAGAATGTCAGCAGGTGACACTCCCGGAGGAATTACATCTAACTATGCACCCACTATTGTGGCAGGGCAATATTCACCACAACAATTTGCAGTAGAAGGATCATATATTTATACAAATCAAGAAAATGCAATGTTGAGATATCAAGCCTATGTAACTGACCCATCATTATTTTCTCCTTTATTTGTAACTACATTGTCATGGCATTTAGCATCAATGCTTGCAGGGCCAATAATAAAAGGTGATCAGGGCATGGCAGAAGCAAAACGTAGTACACAAATGATGCAAGGATACTTAACGCAAGCAAAACAATCAGATAATTTACATAGAGATATAACAGTAGAACATATAGTTCCTTGGACATCTGGGAGGTAATTAATGCCTGTAACACGCAATTTTAAACAAGCGTTTTCTGGAGGTGAAATATCACCAGAAATGTTTGGACGTATTGATGACAGTAAATATCAACAAGGTGCAGCAACAATGCGTAATTTTATTGCTAAACCACAAGGCCCTGCCGAAAACAGACCGGGATTTGCATTTGTAAAAGAAGTAAAAGATAGCGCACAAGCAGTAAGATTAATGTCTTTTACTTTTTCTACTGTGCAAACAATGGTTATAGAAATGGGTGATCAGTATTTTAGATTTCATACACAAGGTGCAACATTAAATTACAGCAACGGAACAGCATGGAATAGTGCTACTAATTATGTAACTGGAGATATAGCTTTATATAACGGTGTTAATTATTACGCTAAAACTGAACATCAAAACCAAGCACCGCCTAGTACAGGTTATTGGTATGCATTACCTGCTGATATGACATATGAAATACCATCACCGTATTTAGAAGCAGAATTATTTGATATACATTATGTGCAATCTGCTGACGTTATGACAATTGTGCATCCTAGTCACGCACCTAGAGAATTAAGAAGACTTGGTGCAACACAATGGGAACTTAAAACAATAAATTTTGGAAGTCCTATTGCGTCACCAACTGGTGTATCTGTAAGTGCCTATATTCCTTCATCATCTAGTACAAATACAGATACATATGAAGATCATGAATATGTAGTAACAGCAATTGGTAGTAACTTAATAGATGAAAGCGCACAATCTAGTTCTAGTTCAGTTAGTAATAATATTTTTGTAACTGGAGCTAAAAACACTATTTCGTGGAATGCTGTTAGTGGTGCTGCAAGATATAGAGTATATAAAGAACAAGCAGGTGTATATGGATTTTTAGGAGAAACGACTAGCACAACAATTGTAGATGCAAACATAGCACCAGATTTTTCTAGAACACCTCCTGTTTATGACAATCCATTTCCAAGTTCTAATAATTTTCCGGGTGCTGTATCTTATTTTGAACAACGAAGAGTTTTTGCAGGTACAAATAATGATCCGCAAACTATTTACATGACCAAATCAGGTACTGAAAGTAATATGTCTTTTGGTATACCTATACGAGATGATGACCGTATTAAATTTAGAGTTGCTGCTCGTGAAGCAAACACAATACGACACATTGTTCCATTAACACAATTACTATTGCTTACAGGGTCAGCAGAATGGCGTATAGCATCTGTTAATAGTGACGCTATAACACCTAGTTCTATATCGGTAAAACCACAATCTTATGTTGGTGCAAACAATGCACAACCAGTAATTGTAAACAACAGTATGGTTTATGCTGCTGCTCGTGGTGGTCATGTAAGAGAATTAGGTTATAACTGGCAAGCAAATGGATTTATTACAGGTGATTTATCTCTTCGTGCGCCACATTTGTTTGATAATTTTAGAATAGCAGATATGGCATTAGCTAAAGCACCATTGCCTATTGTATGGATGACAAGTAGTAGTGGTAAATTAATAGGTTTTACATATGTGCCGGAACAACAAGTAGGTGCATGGCATCAACACGATACAGATGGCACGTTTGAAAGCGTTGCTACTGTTTCTGAAGGTGATGATGATGTTGTTTATTGTGTTATAAAAAGAACTATAAATGGTGCATCAAAAAAATACATAGAACGTATGGGTACAAGATTGTACGCCACTCAACGTGATAGTTTTTTTGTAGACGCAGGTGCAACATATAATGGCACAAATACAAACACAGGACGTAACGTAACTATATCTGGCGGTACAAACTATACAAAAGGAGAAAGCGTTACTATAACTGCTAATTATAATTTATTTAATGCACCACCTAGTCTTGATGATGTAGGTGACGCAATTGTATTAGTAGACGGCACAAATTATTATCGTTGCAATATTGTATCTACTACAAGTCAAACAGTAGCTACAGTAAAACTTGATCGAGATTTACCTGCAAATTTACGCAATACAGCAATTACTACATATGAAGTTGCAAGAAATGTTATATCAGGTATTACATGGCTAGAGGGCAAAACAGTTAGTATATTAGCTGATGGTGCTGTACATCCACAGAAAGTTGTATCGAGCGGTTCTATTACGTTAGATCGTGCGTCTAGTATTGTTCATGTTGGTTTACCTTATGAAAGCGATTTGCAATCATTACCATTAGCTTTGCAAGCAGAAGCATTTGGTCAAGGTCGTGTTAAAAATTTAAACCATGTATGGGTAAGAGTATTAGAAAGTTCTGGTATTTTTGCAGGGCCGAGTGCAGATAAGCTAGTAGAAGCAAAACAACGTACAACAGAACCATATGGCTCACCACCTAATTTAAAAACAGAAGATATAAAAATTATGCTTACACCTACATGGCAAGATAATGGACAATTATTTGTACGTCAATCTGATCCATTACCATTAACAATTGTTGGTTTAACACTAGAAGTAGCTATAGGTGGATAGTGTAACCGTAAGGCGATATAGTGTATGTATATTAGAAAAATAAGTAGTTGTTGAGGTTATGGCAACAAATTGGGATAAAGTAGGCGGTATTGCATCTATAACAGGAACTGTTCAAGGAATGATCGGTTCTTATTTTGCTGCGGAAACAGAAAAATACAAATATAAATCAATGGCTCTTGGCTATGAGCATAAAAAAGATATGGCTAAAATAAATAGCCGTATGTTAGAAAGGCAAGCACAACAGGTAGGTAGAGCATATAACAGACAGATAATGATTAAAACTATGCAAGCAGGTCAACGTAGAGGAAGAGCTACAGCAAGTGCTGCTGCAAGAGGTGGTAGTTTAGGTTATGGCAGTACAGCTAATCTTTTTGCTAGTGACGAAATAATGAAAGAAATAGACAAAATTACAATGAATACTAATAAAGTACAAGCAATGAATGAAGCAAGAATGCGTAAAGTAAATATGGATATTAGAGGAACAATGCTTGGTGTTTCACAAGCCGGGGCATTAGCTAACGCATCAACAGTTAGTCCATTTTTAAACATGAGTAGTACGTTATTAACTGGTATTGGTGATGTAATTAAAAACAAATATTTTGAAGGTTAATTATGGCTACAGTACCTTTCCAAACAACACCTACAGAACAAATTAGAGTTGGATCTGCACCTCAATTAAGTGCTACGGAAGTACGTCCAATGGACGATACAGTTACTGATGATATACAAAGATCTAGCAAAGCATTTAATCAATTTGCACAAATAGCAAAAGGTTTACAAGATGAAAGAGATGACGCACATTCTAAAGAATTACATACTGAATATCAAACAAAAGCATTAGAAATTGAAAATAATTACCTTTCATTAGAACTTGGTAATGCTGTAAAAGTAGTTGGTTATGAAGACGATGGCACTACACCTATTACTGCATATGATCAAAAAGTAAAAGACCTTAATGAGTTAAAAGAACAAATAGCAGAAAGAACAGAAAATAAAAACCAATTAGCAATATTTAACGAAAAATCAGCAGCAACAATATTATCTTCAACAAACCGAATGAGTAAACATTCGATAACTGAAGGATCTAAACACGCAAACAACGAAGCTATTGCTGATATAGATAATTCAATTACACAAACTGGATTGTCTGTAGATGATTTTAATATGGGTGAAAATAGTGAATATGTAAAAAATTTAGTTGCTCTTGATGTAAAAATAAAAAATTATGCAGAATCTAAAGGCATAACATTTGTTGGAGATTCGCAAGGTAGTACAGAAGACAGCGAAACATATATAAATATTAGAAATGGATATTTAAACAAAGTACATGATACATCTATAGGAAAATTATTAATTAATAATGAATATCGTAAAGCTGCTGAGTATTTAGAGTTTCATAAAAATAATGGAACTATTGCACAAGGACAAATAAACAAACATATGAAAACAATAAAAACAGGTTTAAATAAAGAAAATGGAGAAAATATTGCAAAAAATATAATAGAAGGAAAAAACATTAATTCAAATGACGGTGGTTTTACTAGTTCTGCACAAGTAATAACTTCATTAGAAGGTAGCAATAATGCAACTAACAGTAATGGGTTGCCATATGTAGAAGGTAATGGAAAAGAAATTACAATACAAAATTTAGAAAAATTACAAAAAGAATCTAAATATTATAAAGAAGGTGCAACTGTATCATTACCGCCAGAACATCGCACAACACATTTGTTTTTAACAAAAGAACTAGGAGTAAAAAAAGCAGACAATTTATTTACTAAAGCAAATACATTATTAAAAGAAGAAGGTTTTGTTATAGATAAAGAAAAAATGAAAACTGATTCTGTTTATGCAGCAGAAGTAAATGCAAAATTAATGGAAAAGGTTGTAGGTTTAGGCAAAGAAGAGTTAGGTAAAAAATATGGCGAAGGTTATGAACTAGATTTATATTCTAAAGATTTAGATACTGTTGTATCAAAAATAGATTACACATATAAAGACACACAACAACCATCAATTCGTGTTGGTGAAGATGGTGTATTTAATTTAGAAGATACTCTTGTTTTTGCTAGAGAAAATATAAAAGATCCAAGCGTGTTGGAATATGTAGAAGCTAATTTAAAAGCTAAACATACCGAACTTACAGAATTTGCAGAAGAAAACTATAAAACAGAGATATTAGGCCCTGCTGAAGAATTGGCATATGCAGAACCCGGTGGTTGGAGAAATATAAAACCAGAAATTTGGGAACAACTTAAAGTTGAAGACCAAGAAAATTTACAAAAAGGTTTTTCTAAAACAACAGATAGAAATACTATTATTGCTATAGAAACAGGAGAAATAAATATTTTTGATGAAAAAGCAGAAAATTATCAAAGTTTAGAATCATTAAGGTATTTGATGACAGAAGCTAAATATGAAGAATTAGCGTTAGAAGTTGCAGGTGTAAAATCTGGTAGTAGTAGTGGCAGTTCTCTTAGTGGCAGCGTATCTGTTGATAAAGAAATGTTTGACAAAAATTTAGCAAATTATAAATTTGAAACTAAGGTAGATTTGTTAAAAAATAAAGGTAAAGAAGGAGATGATTATTTAGATATAAAAGATGCTTTAAAAAAAGAAATATTTAGATTTGAAAAAGAAAATGGTGTAAAGCCTAATTACGAACAAAAAGAAGCATTATTGCAAAAAATCTTAGCAGATAAAGTATTTCTTGCAGGTAAAGGTAGATTTAGACCAGTACCAATAGTTGCAGTTGACCTTAAAGACCAGAAAAAAGTATATGTCAGAGTAGGAGGTAAACGTATTTTTATGAAAGATATACCAGAAAAACAAGAAGAATTTATTATAGAGTCAATTATAAAAGCAGGTTTACCTGTGACACAACAAAGAATTGCAGAGTATTGGGTAGAAGCAGGTAAACCTAAAGGTGATACAAAAGTAGATGCTACACAAAGCATAGGTGAAATTAAAGGGCCAACATACGGATTGATGGCAGGTTAATTACATGACTAATATTTACGATCAATTTGCAGAAAACGAGAAAGAAGAAAAAGACATATTAGAACTGGCTCCTAGTCAAAACATTGGTTCTAGTTACGCACCTAGTTACAACCCATATGATGAAATAACTAGACGAAGAGAACAAACTACAAACAATTTAGTAAAAGCTAATTTGCAAGCTGTAATGAAAAAAGACCCTGAGATGGTAGGAGAAGGATTAAGACTTGCAGAAGAAATAGGTCTAGATAAAAGTTTTGCTTTAGATAGCGATGAAGCAATAAAATTAATGCGAGAAAAAAATAAAGCAGATCGTTTGCAAAGTTTAGAACTTGCAAAATATAGTCCTATATTACATAGAAAATTAACTGACCCTACGTTTGCAGCTATTGCTTATGACAACATAAAAGATTTACAAGGGCTAGAAAAATTATTTGATGATTTTAAAAGTATTCCAGAAAATGTAGCCCAAGGTTGGGAAAAAGGAAGGTTAAATGTACGAAGAGGAAAAATAGGTACGATGAAATTATATGGCAATACAGATGAAAATTTAGATTTTGAATTAGCAGATATTAATAAAAGATTAGAAGAAATAGAAAAAGATGGTACTGGAATATTTGAAGAAGGATTTTCTATAATTGGACAATATTCAAAAACATTACCAGACGCATTAGAAATAGGTTTATACACAGGTGCTGCTAGTGGTGTGGCAGGTGCTGTTACAGGGCCGGGTTCTATATTCACAGCTAAAGGTGGTTTTATTGTTGGATTTTTAGGATCAATGGCATTTGATAGTTATGCCATAGAAGGCGGTTCAATGTATCTTGATTTATTAGAAGAAGGCTTAGATAGTCAAACTTCTAAAAATATTGCTACAGGTGTTGGTTTAGTAAATGCAGGTTTTGAATTTGTAGGTTTGGGTGCAGTTACACAACCTATAAGAAAAGCATTAATTAAAGAAACAACGAAACAATTAACAAAAAAATTAGCAAAACCTACTGTTAAAACTACATTAACTAATTTTGCTAAAAATTATTTTTTAAATAATATGTTGGCAGAATCATTAACTGAAGTAGCACAAGAAGGCACAAATATTTTAGGCCGTGATTTAGCAGTAGCATTAAGCGATACAGATTTAGAATTAAAAATTGCAACTGAAAGTGGTCGGGCAGAAATAGCAGATAGATTAACAACTACTTTTATAAGAAGTATGCAAGGTATGGCTTTAGTTGGTTTAGCAGGTAGTGGCCCTGTGTTTATTGGCGATATACAAAAAGTACGAAAGGCAAAAGAAAATGAAGTATTTTTAAACGAATTATCAACTAATTCTTCAGCAAGTGTTTTAAAAAAAAGAAGTGCTACAGAATATCAAAATTTAACACAAGAGTTAGGCAACGATAAAGGTAAGCCAAATGCTTATGTAGATGCACAAACTGTTGTTGAAGTAATGAAACAACAAGGTATTACTATGCAAGACATAGAACAAGTGTCACCTAATATTGCAAATCAAATAAAAGAATTAAATAAATCAGGTGCATTAGTTGGACAAGATATTGTTATACCTACAGGTGAATACGCAGCAAAACTTGCAAATACAGAATTTGATGGATTTTTAAAACAACACATACGTTGGGATAAAGATGATTTTAGTAAAGCAGAAAGCACATATTTTGAAGCTAATCGTCAAAAACTATACGAAGAAGCAAGACAAATAACAGAAAAACAAGAAAACAAAACTAATAAATTTACAGAAAGTGTTGGCAAAATAAAAACTAATTTTGAAAAAATGTTATTAGATACTGGTAAATTTAGAAATAAAGACGCAATTAACGCAGCCACTTTTTATCAAAGTTATGTAATAACACAATCTAATAGGTTAGGAATAACACCTGATGAATTTGTACAAAAATATCCATATCAAGTAGTAGGGCCAGAACAAACACAAGTTCTTGCACAGCAAAATATAAATGATGTAAATAAAGAAATAAATAATTTTAAACAACAATTAAAAAATTTAGGCACGCAACCACCATTGCCACCAGAAAATGCAAGGTTTGATGAGTCAGGTAATTCTACGGCTGCATATCAAAATTATTTAGATTGGGAAACAAAAAATAATGAACTTAATAATCAGATTGAAGATTTAGAAAATGAACGTGAAATATTTACACAAAGAACAATACAAAGTAAAGGTAAACCAATACCTGTTGAAATATTAGAACTTGGCAAATTAGAAAATAGTTTTGAATTTGCAGGTAAAACTCAATATGCAACTAATCGTGACTTTAAAATAGCTATACAAGAACGTATAAATAATGCTGCTAAACAAGCAAAAGTTAATTTATCTGATTTTTCTGTTGAGACAGAAAAACATCTTGTACAAAATTTACTTGCAGATGCAGAGTTTGCATTAAAAACTAATCCAAATGCAGTTGGTTGGTATAACGAAAAAGTAACAAAAGCATTAGCCGTATTGTCTCAAGTGCATCCAGAAATAGCTACAGATGCACAAGCAAGATTTGCTTTTATTTGGGCATTAGCTAATACATCTAATGGTTTAAAAGTAGATAAAAATTTTGAATTAGCAGAACAAGCATATGCATATTACGCACAAAATAATGCAATGCCAGTTGATATAGGCATAGGTGATGCAAGTGCTGCAATTAATAACAACATGAAATTGTTTAATAGATTAATGGAAGAAAAAGGGTTTGAAGAATTTGAACAATTTATGAAAACTATGCACACCGTAAAAGAGGTAGAAGCTTTTACTGGTAGTACTGTGTCAGGAGAAAACAAAACCGAAATGGTTTATGGTGCTGCGGTAATGGGGCCAAAAATTGGTAATGGATTTTTTGCTAATTTATATGGTCAATTTGAACAATTAACTATGGATAGATGGTTAATGCGTACATGGGGTCGAATGACAGGCACATTAATAATTGACTATAAAAAACAAGCAAAGACAAAACGTGAACAATTAAAACAATTAATAAAAGGTTTAAGTTTAAAAGATAAAAAAGCTTTTGAAAAAATAATTGGTATAAAAATAAAACTTAGCAATTTAGATGAAGTAGCTGTAGCAATACAAAAAGCAAGTATGAAACCTGCTAATAGAAAAGCAATGGCACAAATTGCAACTATTGAAAATACAGCTAACGCAGACCTTATAACATCTATTTTAGGTACACCTAAGAAAAACATAGAAAGAATAGGTATAGGAGATGAATTGCGTAAAGGCGGTAATGGTTTGGCTAAATTTATTGACGGACAAAAAGAAGCACCTACTGGGCCAGTAGAAAGAAGACAAATTAGAAAAGTTTTTAATCAAGCGTTGAACCTATTGCAACAAAACAAAAAATCGCTTACAATGGCAGATCTACAGGCGTTAGTTTGGTATCCAGAAAAACGTTTGTATGACACTGCTAAACTAAGTCAAGCAGAGCAAACTACAGGTTATCAAGATAATGAAGCACCTGATTACGCCAATGCTGCTGTTAATTTGGCACAGCAACTTGGTGTGTCAGATGTTGACATCCAAACTACATTACAGGAGGTAGACCTTGAACTCGAACGTCAGGCCACTATCGGCACAAGAGGAAGTGAATCTGGAGAAGGAACAGGAGGAGTTATACAACGAGATAATATTGAAACAGACGAAGCAACAGGACTCCCTCTCAACGAAGACGGAACAGTTACCGTCTACCACCACACCAACAAACAAGCAGCAGACAGCATCAGAAAGTCCGGTAAACTTAAAAGTTCTGGAGAACCTGATGTCTACGTTACCACCAGAAATGTCCCAGATACTGGCTATGGTGATACCTCAGTTGGACTCAGAGTCGACCCTACTAGACTTAGTCTCGATGATGAATTCCCAAATGGACGAAGAGATTTCAGACTTTCAGTTGGAAAGCCTAGAGGATCTATTCAAGTAGATGTAATAGATCTTGCAGAACAAAGCAAAATATTTTCTCAACAACAAGTACCTAGTGGTTTTGATGATGCAAGAGGTGGTTTTGACCCTAAAACATTAACTGCATTTTTAAATAAAGAAGCAGATATATCTACGTTTTTCCATGAGACAGCACATTTTATGTTAACTGTTATGGAAGATTTAGTGTTAACAGGGCAAGCAACACCAGACATACAAAATGATTTTAATGCGTTATTAGATTTCTGGGGTGTAGAAAATCTAGATGCATGGAGCAAATTGTCATTAAAAGAAAAAAGAAAATATCATGAAACATTTGCATATAATTACGAAATTTATTTAACAGAAAAAAAAGCAGCACCTAGTGTTGGATTACAAGAAATATTTATTAAGTTTGGAGATTATGTACGCAAGGTTTATAGATTTATTGTTAGCGAATTAAATGAAACATATAAAAAAGAAAATGGTGTAGATTTGCCTGTTTTAACTGATGAAGTTAGGGCTGTAATGGATCGCATGATAGCTAGTGAGGACGCAATACTGCAATCGCAACAAATATACGCAATGAAACCTATGTTTGAAACACAGGAACAAAGTGGTATGGATGATGCTACATGGAACGAATATACAAAAGCTATACAAGAAACACAGGATGCTGCTATAGATTCATTAACTAAAGCAAGTATGGGTCAACTTAAATGGCTTAGTAGAAAAGGTAAATTAATAGAAAGATTACAAAACAGAGAAACAAGAGAAACTCGTAAAAGAGTTATGGCAGAAGAAACTGTTAAGGTAGAAAACGAACCATTGTATAAATTACAAAAGTTTTTAAAAACTGGCGAATGGAATAATAAAAAAAATGACCAATTTAAAACAGCAGAAACTAGCAAAATAGATATTGATAGTTTAAAAAACCTTATGCCGTTTTATGACATGGCATCAGAAATAAAAAAATTAGGTACAGGTAAAAACGGAATGGTTGGTAAGAACGGTATACCAGTACAAATGGTTGCAGAAATGTTTGGTTTTGATACTGCAATAGATATGGTTAATGGTTTAGTAGATTTAGAACCAATTAAAACTGTCGTAACTGAACGTACAGAACAACGTATGTTAGACGAGTTTAGTAATTTAACAGACCCAGAACAACGTGAATTACAAATACAAGAAGCATTACATAACGAAGCAAGGGCTAGATTTTTAGCTATTGAATTTAAATTTTTAACAAAGACTATGCAACCAGTACGTTTTCAAGTAGCTGCTGCTAGACAAGTTGCAAAAGATATATTAGCTGACAAAAAAGTTGGTGACATTAGACCAACAGAATACGCTCGTGCAAGTAAAAGAGCAGTTAAAGATGCAGAAAAAGCTATGCGAGAAGGTGATAATTTAAAAGTTATACAAGCAAAAAAAGCAGAGTTATTGCATAACCAACTTGCTCGTGAAGCTGCAATAATACAAAAACAATTTATAAAAGCAGAAAAAGATTTTAAAAAGTTTTTTGAAAAATCTGATAAAAAAATTGGCGAATTAAAAAATAGAAATATTGACTATATAAATGTTGGGCAAGAAATTTTATCTAGTTTTGGTATTGGTAAACCATTAGAACCGGGAGTAACGTATGTTGACAAATTAAAAGCATACAATGAAGATTTATTTAATCAATTAGATCCAATAATAACTGAACTTAAATTATTACCCGGTAGAGAAGTAAGTGATCTTACATTGCGTGATTTTGATACTTTATATGAATCAATACAATCTTTGTGGTATCAATCAAGGCGTGATCAACAAATGAAAATTGGCAATCAATTAATAGAAAGACAAGCAATAGTTGACGAATTAGTTGGACGTTTAAGCAATATGACAAGTAGATCTTCAATTAATGTAGGTAAAACTAAAGAACCTAGTTTTTTTGAAAAACAAGTTTTAAAATTAGAAGGTTTAAAATCAGCATTAAGACGAGTTGAACATTGGGCCGATGGTTTTGATGGAGATGCAGTAAATGCAAGAATAATAAGAGGTGGTGGTGTGTTAGGTGGCGGTGTGTTTACCACAAAAGACGGTGATGTAGCAGGGCCATTTACTCAATTTATATGGAGAACATTAAAAGATCCGTTAGTGCAATGGAGATCTGAAAGACCAAAATATGTAGGTCGTTATTTGGAAATGTTAAAACAATTAGATTTTGGTAACGACAAAATTAATGCTTACGAATTTGATGACCCTTATATATTTGGTGATAGAAGAGGTAAAGGTAAAGTTGAATTACTTGGAGCTATGCTGCACACAGGTAATAAAAGTAATTTAACTAAATTATTAGTTGGCAGAGGTTGGGGTAATTTAAAAGAAGACGGTACGTTAGACACAACTAAATGGGATGCTTTTGTTAATCGCATGATTGATGAAGGTTATCTTACTAAAAAAGATTTTGATTTTTTACAAGATGTTTGGGATTTAAACGAAGAGTTGTTACCACTTACTCAACAAGCACATAGGGATGTATTTGGATATTATTTTAAAGAAATAGGTGCAACTCCTACTATTAATAAGTTTGGTACATATAGAGGTGGATATGTACCTGCTAAACCAGATGCGATTTTAAATAAAGATTTAAATTTAAAACAAACATTAGATGGTGTATTAGAAGAAATGAGATACTCTGTACCTGCTGTGCCTAGAGGTTTTACTAAGGCAAGAACAGAAGTAAATAGAGCGTTATCTATTAGTTTATTTGATAATGCAAAACATTTAGATGATGCATTACGTTTTGCATATGTACAACCTGCCGTAACTGATTTATTTAAATTATTTAAAAATAAAGAATTTGCTAGTGAAATGAATCGTGTTGATGCTAATGCTATTAATGATATGCTTATGCCTTGGTTAGAAAACGCTGCAACACAACGTACAGCTATAAGAACTGGTTCATTTTTAGATAATTTTTTTACTGCAATTACAAGAAGCACAGGTTTAAATTATATGTTTTTAAGTTTAAAAAACGCAGCACAACAACTTACAGGTGTTTTACCTGCACGATTAAAAGTAGAACATAAATACATGAGAGATGCATTTAAAAGATACACAAGAGAACCGCAAAAAGTTATTGAAGAAATATCAGCTATGTCAGCTTTTATGAAAGATCGCCAAACAAACCAGATGTTTGACATACAAGATACTATGAACCAATTAATTTTAGATCCTAATAAATATGAAAAAATACAAAACTGGTCAGCTAAACACGGATATTTTTTACAACAAGCATTTCAAAATTATGTTGATAGTTTAGTTTGGATTGCTACATATAATCAAACTTCTGCAAACGCTCCAATAAATATGTCAGAAGCACAAGTGCAACAAGAAGCAATACAGCAAGCAGATGCCAATGTACGTTTAACACAAGATAGTTTATTACCAGAAGACGTAGCTGCATATCAAATAAATCAACCTTTTGTAAAAATGATTATGCAATTTACTAGTTATTTCAATACACAAGCAAACTTAAACGCTACACAATACAAAAAAATAGTTAAGGAATTAGGATTTAATTCTAAACAATTTAGTGGTCAAATATTTTTTGCAACTATGTTTGGTACGTTTTTACCTGCAATAGTTTCAGAAGGCATACAAGAAATGGCAGCAGGTGGTTTAGTAGATGAAGATGAAGATGGTTATTTAGATGAAATTTTTGATTTTATTTTCTTTTCTACTGGTCGATATGGAAGTGCATATATACCTTTAGGCAGTACAGTTTTAATGATGCCATTTAATTTATTTGATGACAAGCCATACAATGATCGTATTACATTAAGTCCATCAATATCATTAATAAATTCTACTTTGCAAGGTACAAGCAGATTTATTGTTAATGTTATAGATCCTGATAAAGATGTAAAAGGAAATGATGTAAGAAGTGTTTTAACATTAATGTCGTTATTTACTAAAATTCCTACATATTTTGCAGCTAAACCTATTGGTAATTTAGTCGACCTTAAAGACGGCAGATGGGTTCCTAGAGGGCCAATTGATTTAATAAGAGGTTTAGTAACTGGCCAAAAAGGCCAAGGCAGAAATTAAAGGTGTGACCGTAAAGCAAAGAGTAGTTGGTAACCTTAATAAGATAGTGAATAAGTCTAATTAATGACGATCAATTCGACTACAAGAAAGACGAATGCGTTAGTTGGTAATGGTAATACTGCTACATATCCGTTTGCCTTTAAAGTTTTTACAGACGCAGATGTATTAGTAAAAAAATTAGAAGTAAGTACAAGTATAGAAACTACATTAACTCTTGGTGCAAATAATGATTATATAGTTACTTTAAACTCAGACCAAAACGGTAACCCCGGTGGAAGCATAACACTTAAGCAAGGTGGAAATGATTTCAATTTACCTAGTGGTTTTCAATTAGTTATTACATCTGCATTAGAACCATTACAAGGTACAGACCTTACAAACCAAGGTGGTTTTTATCCAGAAGTTATTAATGACGCTTTAGATAAAGCAGTTATATTACATCAACAACAACAAGATGAATTAGATAGATCAATTAAATTTTCTTTAACTAATACTATTGGTAGTTTAGAAATTACAGAGAATGCTGCAAATCGTGCTAATAAAGTTTTAGGTTTTGATAATTTAGGTGAGTTTGAAATACTCAAAGAATTAGGAACATACCGTGGTGATTGGGCAGCAAGTAGAGCATATGCAGTTAGAGATCTTGTAAAAGATACATCTACAAACAATATTTATTTTTGTAATACAGCACACACTTCACAAGGTTCACAACCACTAACAACTAATACTAACTCTGCAAACTGGGATCTTATTGTAGATGCAGCAGCAGCTACAACGTCTGCAAACAATGCAGCATCGTCAGCTACAGCAGCAGCAACTAGTGAAACTAACGCAGCTAACAGTGCAACAGCAGCAGCTACGTCAGAAACAAATGCAGCAACATCAGAAACAAATGCAAACACACATAAAAATGACGCACAAACTGCAAAGACGGCTGCTGAGACAGCACAAACGGCTGCTGAGACAGCTAAGACAGCAGCAGAAACTGCATTAGATACATTTGATGATAGATATTTAGGTGCAAAAAGTTCTGACCCGGCTACAGATAATGACGGTAATGCACTTATAGATGGAGCGTTATATTACAACACAACAGATAACATAACTAAAGTCTATGATTTAGCTACAACATCTTGGTTAGCTTTAAACATAACTGGAACCGATTTAGCCAATACAAATACAGTTGCAGGTGCAATAGCTAATGTAAACAATGTTGGTGGTTCTATAGCAAACGTCAACACCGTAGCAAGCAACATATCAAATGTTAATACGGTTGCAGCAGATATAGCAAAAGTAATTACGGTAGCAAACGATTTAAACGAAACTGTTTCTGAGATAGAAGTAGCAGCAGCAGATCTACAAGAAACCACATCTGAAATAGATACAGTTGCAAATAGTATTACAAACGTAGATTTAGTTGGAAATAATATCAGCAATATAAATGCGTTAGGTCAAGTATTAGCAGGTCAAACAACATACACAGTTACCGTATCAGGCGGTGTATTTTATATTGATGGCGTTTCTGCACCAACTTTAAATTTAATTAGAGGATATACATATATATTTAATCAAGCAGACAACACAAATAATAATCATCCACTAGCTTTTAAAGATGCAAGCGGTAATTCATATACAACTGGAGTAACAGTAAATGGTACAGCAGGTCAAGCAGGTGCAAACGTAACTTTTGTTGTACCTGCAAATGCACCTGCATCATTACGTTATTACTGTACAGTGCATGGCAATGGCATGGGTAATACTATTGCTGTTGGTGATGACAACATTGGAGTTGTAGCAGGTAGCATAGGCAATGTAAATACTGTTGCAGGTGACATTGCAAACGTAAATAATGTTGGCGGTAGTATTGCTAATGTCAATACTGTTGCAAGCAATATAAGCGGTATAAATGATTTTGCAGCTAGATATAGAGTTGGCCCTACAAACCCAACAACTGATCTTGATAATGGTGATTTATTTTATAATACAAATTTAGGAAAATTACTTGTATACAACGCAGGTACTAGTGCATGGGAAGAAACACAAACTATTGGTAATTTCTTTATAAATACTATTAGTCAATTTACTGGTACTGGTGGTAATAGTGCAACGTTTAATGGTGTTGCATACAAGTTTACCTTAAGCAATGCAGGTCAATTTGCACAACAAATGTTGGTAAGTATCAACGGTGTTGTACAAAAACCTAATAGTGGATCAAGTCAACCGGCAGAAGGTTTTGCTATTAGTGGTAGTGAAATTATATTTGCTGCTCCACCTCCTACTGGTGCAGATTATTTCATTATTACAATTGGTGCGACAGTTAGTATTGGAACACCAAGTGCAGGTTCAGTTGGAACTACAGAATTAGCAGACGAATCAGTTACGTTAGCTAAATTAGAGCATGGAACACCGTCTACTGATGGCAAGTTTTTAAGGTCTAATAACGGTGCAGATCCAACATATGAAGCTGCATCTTCTCCTGAGATATATGGTTTTAATACTGACACAGATCCTACAAGTAATACTTATGGGCATCTAATAGTAACCACCACAAACGGTGGTGTGGACAATATATCTGGGGCAGTTTATGATGCATTTGAAGATGTAATATATGCTGCTACAGGTTTCACTTTCACCAAAAATGCGAGTGGTAATTTAATTGCAACTATTTAATTATGGCAACTATTGATTTAGGCAAAATTAAACAAGTCTGGCGAGGAACGTACAACAGTGCTAATTCATATACTGCTGACGATCTCGTTGCCTATACAGACAGTGGTATTACATCCACATATATAGCTATTGCAGCTTCAGATAGTAGCAATCAGCAAGTACCATCAACAAGTGGAACTGCTACTGCCAACTATTGGGAGTATGTAGCAAAAGGTGTAACTGATCCTATACCTACACAAGATTCTAATACTAACGGTAAATTTTTACAAAGTAATGGGTCGGCATTATCTTTTCAAAGTGTAGAAGCATTTGTATCTGGCATGATATTAATTTGGTCAGGTGCTGCAAACGCTATACCAACTGGTTGGGTTTTATGTAATGGTTCAAACAGTACACCAGACTTACGAGGTAAGTTTGTTGTTGGTTATCACGATGGTGATAGTGATTACGATGTAGGCGATACAGGTGGAGCAGCATCAGTAACTCTAACAGTTGATCAAATGCCTGCACACTCACATACAGCAACTACAAAAGGTACTTCTGGAAGTCACTCTTGGACACAATTTGGTGCAGGTAGAAACGATTGGAACTATCCCGGAGAAAACTCCAGAGGATCTGCAACTACAGCTGATACTGGTGGCGGTCAAGCACACGAAAACAGACCTCCATTCTATGCCCTTTGCTACATTATGAAATCTTAATCATGAAATTTAATTGGAAGCTTGCAAGACTTTATCTTTACCCTTGCGGATACGACATTATCGCAGCTAACTATCCTTATGCATCAGGTGGTGATGCTACAAAAAAAGCTGCAATAGATGCACACATTGCATTAGTAAATACTGCAATACCAGAAGATTCTACTGAGTATACAGAAGCAGAACTTTATGCAAAATTTGAATCAATCAAAGATGATGCTGCGTTTATAAAAATGAATGACAACAACTACTGGTACAAAAACATTTATTAATTAAATGGCATTAACTAAAATTTCTACTGATGGCGTTAAGGATGATGCTATAACAAAAGCAAAAATCCCTGCGGATCAAATAGAAGCTAGTGAACTGGCTAACAATGCCGTAGACACTAATGCTATACAAGACGAAGCTGTAACATTAGCTAAGTTAGAACATGGTGATGCTAATAATGATGGCAAGTTTTTACGAGCAAACAATGGAGCAGATCCTAGTTATGAAGCTATTGCTCAACCTGACTTAACAAATTTAAGTGCTAGTAATCTTACGTCAGGTACAATACCAGACGCACGTTTTCCGTCTGCGTTACCTGCTGTTAGTGGTGCAAATTTAACTAACCTTCCTCCCGGTGCAATCACTAATCTTATTCAAAATGGTAATATGGCTGTTCATCAAAGATGGGGTGGTTCAGCAGATACTACTAATGGTTGGGGTTCGGCAGATAGATTTCGTTTAGAATATGTAAATACTGTAAATAGTGTTAGTCAAAATATAGTTCGTTTGTCATCATCTTCTGGTAATGCTGATGACCCATTTGATGTTGGTATAAAAAATATTTTTCAAATTACTAATGGAAACCAAACCAGTACTGCTACTAATGCAATGGTATCTATGGCTTATGGAGCTTTGGCTCGTGACTTGTTACATAGTGGTTGGGATCATACTAGTTCGTCATCTTATTTAACTCTGTCTTATTATGTAAGGTCTAGTGTTGCAGGTACTTTTTATGGAAGAGTCTATACACCATTAGGTGGTGGTAAACATTTTGCATGGTCTACAGGTGCGTTAACAGCAAATACATGGAAACGAGTTACCGTACAAATTCCCGGTGATTCTAGTTTTGATATCGCACTTAATTCAAGTGCTGATCTAACTTCTTTCTTGTTTTATTTTAGCTGTTACGCAGGTACATCTACTACTGATTCTTCATCACCTACTACTGCTTGGGGTGCTGTATCAGGAAGCAATCAATATCCTGATTATGCTAACGATAATTGGTACTCAACAAATGGTGCAACAATGGAGTTTACAGGAGTGCAACTTGAAGCAGGGCAAACTGCAAATCCTTTTGTTCACGAACCTTATGAAACAACTTTGCGTAAGTGCCAACAATATTATTTTATAGCTTGTTCAGATAACTATGAAATATTAGGTATTGGTCATCAATATTATTCGGGCAACATTTTTGTTTCAGTACCGTTTCCAATAGAAATGATTGCTGAACCTACGCTTATTGCTTTAAGTGCTGCTTCTGGTGCTTATATGTATGAAAAATTGCATAATAATGCAGCAACTTATATTCATCAAATTTCACTAGAATCAAGTAAAACTAGCCATAGCCGTGCTTGTATAATAATTTATGGAGATGCCAGTAGAGCAGGTCAATCAGTAAGAGTTGCTGCTCATTGGACAGCCTCAAATTCACACAAATTTGTAGCTTTTCAAGCAGAATTATCTTAAATTAAAATTATGGCATACCCAGAAAATCCAATTTACAAACTTATAAAACCATCTGATTCATACGATAAAGACGGAAATCTTTTAACTGAACCCAATGCTGTAGAAAAAATGGAAGGAGATTTTAGATACGTTATACCTTTTAAACCCAATAATAACCAGTATAAAAAATATCTTGCATGGATAGCAGAAGGCAATGAGCCAGAAGCTGCTGATTAACTATTTAATTTTTTCTTGTAGCTGCCGTGACATTATTGACATAGTGACATAGAGAGGGCTGATTGCTACTATAAGTACCAATACGACTACTGACATAAGTGCTGTAGCTCGTGCTATCTGTTCTTTAATCATGCGTAAAATTCTTGATGCTTTAACAATTTTAACCACGGTCTTAGTTTTGGGAATACTAGGCGGTGGTTTTTTTACATACAAATATGTAAGCAGCGAACAGTTTAAGGCTAAAATTATGAACTCTATACTTGGCGAAGTAAAGGGGCTATTGCCCAACGTATTAGATAAAGGATTGCCTGACATGACAGGGCCATCTATTCCTACACCACCATTACAGAAAGAATTAAAATTTTAATTGGAAATACCTGAGATACATATACCTGATGTTCATATTCCATATACTTATGTGCCTGACTATGGGCATTCAAATGTACAAATTATAGGTTGCACTTACTACCACAGAGATACAAAAAATACAGGCAATAGAAATTTAATTATAGAAGACCCTAATGGTGTAATTAGTAATTGTCCGTACCCTAGTTTTAACCCATTGGACTATGTACCAGATCAATTAACAATTACAGAAGAAATGCCTAATCTTGCTAATGAAAGTGAGATGCCAACAAGTGAACCACCTAAAGCTGAGACAACAAACAATGAAAAGAAAGAAGAAGAGTACGAACCTTGCCCACCAAAGGACGCACCATTTAGGCAAGGAGATTACAGAAATGATAAAAAAATTGAAAGATTGGTAAAATGGGAGAGAAATATATCAGATGGTTCTTGTGACCCGATCTGGGAAAACGTACCATACAGAGAAAGTATTATCGGAACTCCCGAAATACTTATTAGCACTACTGTTATTGGCTTGGTTGCCGGTGGTTCTGCTGCTCTTGTACCCTTGATACAGGGAGCAGCGAAGTCAGCTATAAAACAATTAGGTAAACGTCTAGGTAAATCTCATGACAAAGAAAAAGGATAAGGTATAATAATAAAGATAGTTAACATGACTATTACGCTTGTGAACTAAGCCTAAGTAACTAACCTAGATGCTGTAACATCTATCTCTTACAGGAGATTATGGTTAGTTACTTTTTAATTTGTGTGTATGTGGAATAACTTGACCGGGAGGAACAGTAACTGCAATGCCTTCGCATATTGTTGCAAACTTTCCTGTAAATTGAACACCAAGTTTAGCTTGTTCACCACATACTTTTAGCCGAAACAGAGCGACCTCTAGCTCAGTTTTCTTATACAATAATTCCTGATTTTTTATATTTATTTCTGTTGCCTTATGACATAGTGCAGGTGCTTTGCCTAGCGGAATACTAAACTGTGCTGATATACCATAGTTTAAATTGTAGTTATCCTTCTCAAACCTTGGTGTACGCTGATAATATTTAATCTCACCTGTGTCTTCGTTGTAAATTGGCTGAACAGTTTCTGTTTCTATAGGTCGGTTAAATGACCATGAGTCTGTAAGAAAAGGTGTAATGGTAAGGCTAGGTGAACTACAAACAATACCCTGCGACATTCTAAACTGCGGATTAGATTGCGGAGCTATCATAGTGGCATTGTTATTTACCGTTCCCTGTGCGTTGCTAGATGGGCTTGCAACGGTTGTATTAGCTAAAACCTTTGTTGGACATAGACAAAGTAAAACTACTGCCCAAACGTGGTTTCTACGGTGGTTGTAGTTGTTGTGTTTATTACCCGGTTGATTGTGGTTATTGTGTCTAGGCCGGGAGAAATTATTGATTCGACTAAGCTGAAAGGTTGACCTGCATTTACTATTTTCCATCTAGGCACACCTTCCAACGTAGGACTTGTATATGAAAAGTTGATTCCATTAACTGTTTGTTCAGCTTCTGCTGTAGGTAT